TATTCAGTGCTGCATGGCAGAGGCAGGCTCGTTCTTCCCGGTGAGGAAGACGTTTATCTTAACGCCGAAGTGCAGCAGCTTGCACCGGAGCCGGTGGCTCTCTTCATGGGCGAACTTCCGGTGCATTTCAGCCTCAGTCCTTTTGCCTACGCCATAGAGCCGACGATATCGGAGATATCAGCCGGAACAGGCTGGACAGAGATAATGAACAGCGGATCCGTTTACTCAGAGCCTGAGCTGCGATTCCACCCGGGCAGCGGTACTGTGGTCATCAGTGTCAATGGCGCTGAACTGAGCATCGATATGCCGCTGGAGGTGACAACTGCGGGAGCTGAGGCAGCGGACTGGTGGATAGTCGCGGACAGCGAAGTTCCGATCATATACTATGAGGACAGCAACGGTGCAAAATACAGCATGACGCAGTATACTTCCGGTGATATGCCGCTGCTGCATACCGGCACCAATTACATCCGCTATACCGGAGACTGTTCCGCGATGCAGATAAATGTGAGAGAGAGGTGGTTGTGATGACAGGCACAGGAACGCAGAACGATCCGTATATCGTGGACACATGGCCTGATTTCGTGACGGCGATAGGCACTTCCGGTGCATACGTCAAGGTCGCTGATGATACGGTCTGGGATATGAACAGCATTGCACCGGAGGGAATAACACAATCGTTGCAAGTTAATGCAAATGTTGACGGCAATGGTGTGAAAATCGTCAATCTGCATATTGAAAATTTATCTGCTGTAATAATAAATGCAAATGGGTACTTAGAAAACATTAATTTTACTGATGTCTTTGCAAAAGCAACGAATGGCAACTATTATTTCATTGGGCGTTCACGGAATGTCAAATCTGGGGAAGTCGGAAGGTACATTTCTATCACAGGGAAATTCTATGGATATGGTACAAGTGGCTCAAATAAAAGGATATATGCTATTTTCGGTAATGGAAGTGATACGTCTTTCATGAGCTGCTCAACAAATGTTGAACTATATGGCACAGCGCAGTTGTGCAAGGATGACAGCAATTGGGATGCTTATTCCCCTCTGCTTGTCAATTGTAATCTAAAATATGTTCGACTTCCGATAAGTGGCGTTTACGCATGGCAAAACCACATCGCAGTTAAAAATTCTTGGGTGGAAGGTTCAGAGTATACAACCGTTTGCATTTCAAATTCATCAGAGAATAGTATTTTCAATGTATCAGCGTTCGGGAATATCACAGATGGGAACAGCAGAACATGTCTGCTATGGAATTCTGACAAAATTGAATCGGGGGTGTCTATATCAAGCGGCATCAAATTATGCTCGGAAGCCCAGCTACAGGACGCCGCATATCTGGCATCCATAGGCTTTCCCATAGGAGTTGACTGACATGGCGTGGATAATGGGAGAGGACGGCTTCCCGACCAATACGGACTTCATCGCAGTGCCGGAGAAGGCAATGCAGCGACCGTTCCCCGACGCGCTCTGGCGGATCGACGCCGACGTGAACGACGGTTTCCCCTACAACAAGCTTATCCCGGGGATGCTGCCGCGCCCTATAGTCCTCACACCTCTGATACGGGAGCACGTCATAAGAGTCTACGACATGAGCGAACCGCAGGACGGCTTTCACGGCAACGGTCTGGCGATACTCAGCCCGACTTACTGCGTCAGCGAAAAGGAACTCAACGGCCGCTGGGACGTGGAGCTGACACATCCGCTCGACGACTGGGGACGTTGGCGGCATCTCACTGCTCAGAACATCCTCAAAATAGACGGACAGCTCTTCCGCATCGACGACCAGAAGCCGGTGATAGATGAAAACAGTGCGGAGATCACAGTCCATGCAAAGCATATCTGGTATGACCTTGCAGACCGTCTTGTGCTGAAATGCCGTGGACTCGCCGGAAACGGCAACGGATTCATCAGTCTTGTAGGACGGTATACTCTTGACCTTTCCGAAGGCTTCGATGAATACAGATTCACCGGAACTTCGGATATCCGCCCGGAGCAGCCCATAGAACTTGACCTGCACGGCATATCGCAGGCGGCGGCTTTTCTCGGCGATGACAGCAGTCTTGTGAATCGTCTCGGCGGTGAGCTCTATCGTGATAACTTCCGCTGGTCGGTCAATGAGCGCATGGAGGGGGCATCCGAAAGGGCATTCTACATCCGGTACGGCAGCGAAATGACAGCGTTTTCACCTCAGGTGAGCTATGAGGAACTATGCACATTTCTGCGCTGCGAGGATAACTTCGGTAATATGTGGTCGGTCTCCTATGTGAGCGGCAGCTATCCGCTGCATCACCACAAGGCGCGGTTTGCGTCTTTTTCGTACAGTGAGAAGGACATGCAGCGTCTCATGGATGACGGATTCGCACTCTGGATGCAGATAAGCACTCCGAAAGTCAGCTTTGAGATAGAGACAGCATCTCTCCGGGACGATCCTGTATACAGCGACTTCATCGGTCTGCAAGACTGTGATGTGGGCGACCGGGGAACGATATACTGCGAGCCTCTTGCGACGACCACGGAGCAGGAGATAGTGAGCGTTCGCCGGGATCATCTCACAGGCGACTGTCTGAAAATGACACTGGGCAGTTTCAATCCGTCCTTGATACGTCCGAAATACAAGGCCGGAACCATAACCTCGGGGACATCAGCGGCGGAAAAGGAACTGCGTGCGGTCAGGGAAGCACTATTTGCATCAGACACGCGGCAGATGTCTGCATCTATATCCGGTATGGAGACATTTACGATATACGATCTCGAAGAACGGACAATTAATGCATTGGAGGGAGAATAATGGCAGTTACATATACACCAAACTATAATCTCGGAAAGCAGGAAGATCACACTGACAAGTTCGACATGTCGGTGATAACTGAGAATATGGACAAGCTGGATACGGCTCTTGCGGATACGGATTCAGCAGTCTCATCACTTGACACGAAAACAGATTCCATATCTGCCAAACTGAAAAGAGTGATCGACACCGGACCGAAGAACCGCATCATCTTAGGCTTCACGGCGACGACCAAGAGCGGAGTGACAGCGACGCCGAACGATGACGGAACTATCACTATCAGCGGAACCAACAGCAGCTCATCGAGCACTATCCTCGTCTTCGACCTGTGGGGGAACGCATCAGCATCGACGGATAACAAGCAGAATCCATTCACAGAAGAGGGAGAGTATATTTTCACGGGATCTGGCAGCAACAGCGTCCGTGTGCAGCTCTACGGCTATAACGATGATCTTCAGCTGAATGTCATCGCGAACTCTTCCAGCAGCGTTGAGTTCACCGTGGACGGGACGTATAAATATTACGTCTTCCGAATCTGGATAGCGGGCAGCGCGAGCTTCGACGATCTGGTACTCAGTCCCATGTGCTGCCTGAAAGACCTGTATGATGTGTCGCCGGACTTCAAACCATACGTTCCGACGAATGAAGAACTGTACGCTATGATAAAAGCATTGCAGCCGGGGGCTTCATTGCAGTCTGCGTCGTTGCAGCGTATGGATGCTGAGGTGATCGAGAATGCTACAGAAGATATCATCGGAGATGACACAGAGGGTGGCGTTCAGGAGGCTGAAAATGAGCGATAAGATGATACAGAAAGGCTGTGCAGGAGTTGCAGCAGTGTGCGGTTTTCTGTGGGGACAGGCTGATAAAATGCTCTATGCCCTTGTGGCTTTTATGATTATAGATTACATCACAGGCGTGACAGTTGCTGTATTTCAGAAAAAGCTTTCGTCGGAAATTGGCTCCAAAGGTATTGCCAAGAAGGTGTTCATTATGGCACTTGTGGCAGTCGGACACATCCTCGATGTGAATGTCATCGGCGAAGGGGCAGTTTGCCGCAGCGCCGTAATGGGATTCTACATAGCAAATGAAGGCATCAGTATATTGGAGAATGCAGCTGCACTTGGACTACCACTACCGAAGAAGCTGACAGCGGTTCTTAAGCAGCTCAGAAACGATAATGACAAGGAGGATAAATCATGAACAGTCCATATATGGGAAAATTCAGAGTATCACAGGCATTCAAGGGCTCTGCGCACGACGGTCTCGATCTGGTCGGCATCGACAGCAAGGAGATCCACGCTACAGCAGACGGAACTGTTGTGTTCGCAGGCTGGGAGAATCCGAACGATCACAGCCAGGGCTTTGGTCAGTATGTAGTCATAAAGGACGCAAAAGGCAGGATGTTCCACTACGGACACCTCAGCGAGATCAGAGTGAAATACGGACAGGCAGTCCGCTGCACTGATGTGATCGGCATCGAGGGCAGCACCGGTCGCAGCACCGGAAGCCATTGTCACTATTGTGTCCGCACTTCGCTGTCTCCGGGGACGTTCCTGGACGTGTGTGCGATCTCAGGCATACCGAACTCCGAGGGCGGGACCTTCGATGACGGTTACCGTCCCGGTCAGACTACGAAAAAGCCCCTCAAGATCACCGTGGAGCTGGATGACCATTTGTATTCGGGACTGTTGGAGGAAATGTAAAAAGAATTCAACAAATAATGCAGCCGGGAGCATTGATTGTTCCCGGCTTTTGTGTTATACTTATAAATATAATACCGTTAAGATCAATATATCTTTTTGTGGTTTGGCGGTCTAAGCACCAAAAAGATATGTATTAGATCTTATAAAAAATCTCGATTATACCTTTGGGTTTGATAAAGGTGATCCTGTCGGCGATGCTGCGGAGAGTCAGGTTTTTCAGAGTCTCACTTGTGTCCTCATCTTCAAGTATCTGAAGCCCGGCAGTGATCCTGCCTGAGATTGCCGCCTTTACCTCCTCCTCGCTCATAGGAGCAGGCGGAGCAGCGGCGGTCAGTTCGTTGATCCGTTCCTGGATATTTTTCTTATTCTCCTGATATTCCTCCAGGGAGTCAATACCTGCCATGTAAGCCTCACGGATCCGTGAGAGCTTTTTCTTTTCTCTCTCAATGAGTGCAGAGAGGTCGGGAGCTGAAGTTTTTCTTTCAGGTTCAGCAGCGATTACGTCAATTGCGAAAGACTGTTGTTCAAAATCGCTTTTCAGGTGTTCGATAACAGCAGCGTTAAGCTTCTTGAGCGTGACGGAATGAGAGACCTTGCAAGTGCCGTGAGCATAGTTGTGGCATTGCAGCGAGGTCTTTCCGGCGCACATAGTCAGAGTAGCACCGCAGGTGTCGCAGCGGACTATTCCTTTCAGCATGAACTCAACAGGAGCCTGACGAGAGTATCGTGTGTATGTCTTCTTGTGCTCTGAGCGTTTCTTCTGAACAGCCTGGAAGATCTCTTGGGATATGATAGCTTCATGTTTACCGTCAACTATGAGTGTGTTCTCGGACTCATGGAAGCGGTCGAGGTTGTCTCTGCCGTTCCTGCTGCGGCGGAGTTTGCCGGTATAGGTCACGTTCGTGAGTATGTACTCAACAGTCCTGTTCTCGAAAAGATTGCCCTTAGTGGAGCGTATGCCCATATCATTGAGCTTGGTCGCTATCTGTCGTGGTCCCATGCCTGAGAGGTAGTCCGAGAATATCATCTGTACTATAGGCGCATTGACCTCATCGGGTGCGAATATCCCGTCTTTCATTTTATATCCGAACGGCGGCTGCGAGACCACACCGCCCCGGCTGAACTTTTCGTTCATGCCGCGCTTGACTTCCTCAGCCAGATTGAGGCTGTAATACTCATCCATAGCCTCTATCAGAGCCTCGATCAGGATAGAGGTATTGTCCTCGCCCAGCTGCTCTGAGATAGATACGACATCGATGCCGCACTGTTTCCTCAGCATGGACTTGTAGACTATGCTGTCCTGACGGTTACGGGCGAAACGGCTGAATTTCCAGAGCAGTATGGTGTCAAACGGCTTTGGCTTAAGCTTTGCCGTGCCTATCATTCGCTGAAAAGATGGTCGTTTGTCTGCTTTGCGTCCGGAGATTCCTTCGTCCACGAATATGAACTCTTCGGGAAGTATCAGATCATGCTCCTTTGCATACTTCCTTATAGCCTTGAGCTGAGAGTCCGGAGAGTATTCTATCTGATCGTCTGTTGAAACTCTGATGTAAGCGGCTGCTGTTTTCATAAAATCCCTCCCTTAAAATTATCCCCTACGGTATAGCATGTACCGTGGGGGCTGTTTTTTTAATATATATCCTTACTCAGAACATCCATATGCCGTCTGTAACGCTTCGGGATATTGATACCTACAAGATAACCGATGGAGTGCAGGAAGCCTGATATAACAGCGAATCCGTCCTTGTAGAATGCTTCTATGCGCTTATCCTTGAATGGAATGTTCTTGTAGTCCGGCGGACAGATGAAAGTCCAGTCCGCTCCGCTGCGGTCGAGGACTATACGGAAGAACTTGTCGATGTCGGTATCCTTGAAGCCTGCGTTCATCAGAAGTATATGATGCTCCATAGCCTCGTCGATCTGGCTCATTATGACAGTCTCACCGTCAAAGGATATGAGTACCAGAAGCGGCTCGTCAGCTGCCATTGCCTTGTTTACATCTGCCTCAGAGGGATATTTGATTATATTCATTTTATTTCCTCCTTACTCCACCGCACTCATGAAGTATACAGCTTTTCCGAGGATGCGGATTGTATCAAGCTCGGGACCCTGATAGACGAGCGGCTTATACTTCGGGTTCTCCGCTACGAGCTGGAGCATATTATCATCGGGATAATAGTATACACGTTTCAGTGTAGCCTCATCCTCGATAATCACGGCGGCGATATCGCCGTTCTCGACGATAGGCATTTCCTTTATGAAAACGATATCTCCCTCATAGATACGGGCGTTTATCATGCTGTCGCCCTTGGCTGTAAGGCAGAAATCTGCGTCTATATCCATGTCAGCCATTATATAGTGTTCCCTGTCCTCGTCTGCGAAGATAGGCTCACCGCAGGCTATCGCCCCGAGCATCGGAAAGCGTTTAAGCTGTATGGGTTTGATGTTGTCATATTTCTGAATAAGGGCGGAGATGTCTGGATCGGCGGATGTGGTAATGTTATCTTCATTTATATCAAGAAATGAAGACGGTGATACTTTAAGAGCACTGGCATATTTCTCAATACGATCTCTACGCATATTTTTTATATTGCCGCTTTCATACCGACTTATTGTTGCTTCTGATACACCGACAAGTTTTGCTACTTCAAGCATTGTTAGACCTAATTCTATTCTTCGTTCTTTTAAGTTAAGCATTTTCACACCTCCTTTTGAGTTTATTATATCACTGAATTTGCAAAAATGCAAGAGAAATTAAAAATAAAATGAAAAAACTTGCGAAAACGTATTGACAAATTGAAAATGATATGATATCATGTACTTACGGAAACGCAAGGAGGTGGCAAAGTGAATCCGATAGAATTCAAGATTGCTCAGATAAGAGCTGGAGTTAGCAAAGAAGACATAGCAAAATATCTTGGTGTGAATCTGGCAACAGTATATAGGAAATTCAACGGAGAATCTGACTTTACTTTATCTGAGCTGAGAAAGCTGAAAAAAGTGCTTCACCTTTCAAAAGAAGATGTTGACCGTATTTTTTTTAGCGAACAACTTGCGGAAACGCAAGCAGCAGAACCCATGAAAGGAGGGGAAGAGGGATGAATAAGGAGCAGGACAAAACAACGCCAAAAAATGAGCGTATCCTTTATTTGTGTGACCCTTTACTCAATACAAGGTGTAAAAAGACAACTTGTCAGAAATCCTGTAAATGGACGAAACATAAAGAATACGCTCAAATGGAGAACGGGTCTGCAATTATTGCTTTCCAATTGTAGACTTTAGAATATCTTTTGCAACGGAAATAAGTATATCGAGTGAAACACCACTTACTTTACTAATAACTCGCTTAACCTTATTCCAAACATTATTATCACGGATTGTATCAAGAAATTGATGCCCTTCAAAAGTCAACCGTTGATATAAGCAATCGACAAATCCGTCGTCAGCATCGATTATATTTGCTATTATGAGCCCCGATTCTTCGGCAAGTATTGTTGTATATGCAATCTCATTTTGCTGAAAATCAGGCATAAGTTTCACAATATCATAAAACGTACCATATTCATAGTTTAGTTCTTCGTCTAAAAAAGTGCTTTTTTCTAAGGCGATTAAAAGCTGACGTAAACAATCATAATTTAATTTCATTGTCTCACCTCCTTCCGCTTATATTATACCACACAGCGGAGCAGGTGACAACAGCCCCCATGAAAGGAGGGGAAGAGGGATGAAAGCAAAACGTACAAACCTATACGCATAGAATATTCTGAAAGGAGTTGTTATTATGGCAAGAAGGAATGAACTTAAGGTAGTCAGCTACATATCTATCGGCGGAGCACCGCCTGTGCGTTTCGACAGTCTCACCCCGGAAAAGCGGGCTGAGTGTGTGTCGAAAATGGCTGAGAACATCGGCAGGACACTGAGCACCTACTGTTCAGAGCACCCGGAAGAGGCTGTGCCTCTCATGAATATGCAGAAATAGTCCCGCACGGGGCTTTGCGGACAAGCCAGAATGGAGATGATATGATATGTACGAACTCGGGATCATCCTGATAGTCGCCCCGCTGACCTTCATAGTCCTGCCGAACATTTTGGTGCCGTTCATGCACTGGTGCGACGGGACGGGAGAATTCAGCCCGGAGGCTAAGCGCAGACGTAAGCTGCTGCGGCGACTGGGACGGTGGGAAATGGAAATTGAATACCTCACCGGCAGCGAGGATTCAGCTGATTATATCCACGCAGCTGAACAAGTATCAATGCTCCGGAGGGAGCTGGAGGAGGTGAATTGAATGAGCATGAGTAAATGTAAAGCTATTTCCGAAAACGAACAGTCTATAATCGTCAAGAACATCCTCGGTGCCAAGGATAAGCGCAAGCAGGTGCAGATTGAAGCAGACCTGCATGAGTCGTCCATAGGCATCATCAAGGATATTCTCAAGGAGCACGGTGTCAATCTGAGAATCCTTAACGGTGGCAACCACAAGAAGAAGCACATCGAAGATGAGCTGATAGAAGAAACTCCGAAGGAGCAGGATGTTGTCGATGCAGCTGTCGAAGCTGTCAAGGATTTTGATGCGGCTCTGAGCAAAGGGCAGCAGATAGAGAAGACGAAGAAAGTCTATAAGAAGCCGGAGATCATACCGGCACCGCCGAAGAGAATAACAGTATCAGACGCAGTTGCGGTTATCAGGGCTGAGCTCGACGACATCAGCCGTCAGCAGTATCAGCTCGACATGAGAAAAGCTGACCTGTACCAGCAGCTCTGGGACATGATAGGAGGAATGGCATGAGATCGAGGACAGACTGTCAGGAATGCCGGAAACGCATTTACAAAGAAGCAGAGACGGCATATCTGAAGAAGGAGTACAGCTTTTTCTCAGACGCCGCGTATTCAATGGCAATATTCGCCACTGTTGCTGCTCTGTCAGTACATCACAGACGAGGAAGATCACGAACTTATGTCCGCAGCTTCTTCGATGAAATGTGTCTCGTATTTGACGCTCCGCCGGTAATGGGTAAACCGATAACCATGACAGATATGATGAAGCTTTTCGAGGATAAATACGGTATAGACTTCTCGAAGATAAAGCTGCATCTTGAATCAGAAAAAGAGTTCGTAAGAGGGACTCAGAAAGGAAGGTCGAAATGAAAGCACTTAAACTTGAAGGACGCAGCATCAGCGAGATCGAGATAGAGAATACTCTGGAAGCCTTGCAGGCAGCTGTGGACGGACACATCGAGACGATCGGCATCGTCCCTGGCGAAGCAGTGATGATAGTCAACGAAGAAGGACGGCTGCGTGATATGACGCCGAACCCGATAGCATCAGCGTTCGCAGGTATCGACATCGTGGGTCCTGCTCTGATCGTGGGCGTGGATGAAGATGACTTCACCGATGTGCCGGATGATGCAGCGGACGCATTGAAGAGAATGTTCGCATAAAGAAAAAAGCTCCCCGAAGGGAGCGAGCGGGAAGTCCCGCAAACTATATACCACCAATATAATACCACAGAAAAGGAGAAAAGTCAATGATAGAAGTGAAGATAGATAAAGAAAAGGGCACTAACATGTCGCTGACACTGAAAGGCGGCGTGATCGACATTGCGCGTGAATCCAGTATAATGCTTGTTGAGATAAGCAAGGCGATCTCGAAAGGTTCTGGTAATTCTTTCGACGAGGTATTCTCCGGCATAGTCGGCGGAGCGAAGATGCTGCACTTTTTCCAGACGAAGGAGGAAGAGGCTGATGTGTGAAAACAAAGAGACTGCTCTGGTTGTGCAGCCGGAGCAGCTGAATGAAGTAATGGCAAAGCCGAGCGGAGGCTTCATCGAGAGCTTCCGTGAAAGCTACAAACTGGCAAGCGTGTTCGCCAAGTCGTCACTCGTGCCGCAGCAGTACCAGGGCAAGACAGAGGACTGTGCGATAGCTGTCGATATGGCAGAGCGCATGGGCGTCACACCGCTCATGGTAATGCAGAACCTTTACGTTGTGAAGGGGAAGCCCTCCTGGAGCGGACAGGCTTGCATGAGCTTTATCAAGGCTAAATACGGTGATGCAATGCCGGTCTATACAGGAGAGCGAGGAACAGACTCTCGTGGATGCTACGTCAGAGTGAGAACGCCTGAGGGTGAGATCATCGAAGGCACAGAGGTCACTATTGCAATGGCTAAGGCTGAGGGCTGGATGAACAACAGCAAGTGGAAGAACATGCCGGAGCAGATGCTTGCATACCGTGCAGCAGCGTTCTTTGCGAGAGTTTACTGTCCGGAGATACTTATGGGAGTTCAGGTCGAGGGCGAAGTCGAGGACATGGAACGTCCGCAGCCGCAGAAAGCACCGGATCCGTTTAATATAACAAATGTAGAGGAGTATAAAGTATGAGAACCACAAAGATCAAGATAAAGAACCTTTTCGGAATCACAGAGACAGAGCTTGACGGCCGCAGCGTCGAGATAACCGGCGCGAACGGTGTCGGCAAGACCTCGGTCATTGATGCTTTCCGCTATGCGCTGACTAATCAGTCTGATCGCAGCATCATCGTTCACGAAGGCGAAAAAGAGGGCGAGATCATCATCGAGACCGACACAGGCCTGAGCATCGACCGCCGCAAGCGTACCGAGCAGGCCGACTATAAGTCTATCAAGGAAAACGGTCGAGAGGTAATGTCACCGGAGAGCTTCCTGAAACAGCTTTTCTCTCCGCTCCAGCTCGATCCGGTAGCGTTCACCCTTATGACTACCAAGGAGAAGAACAGAGCGATTCTTGACCTTGTTGAGTTCGACTGGGATCTGAACTATATCAATGAGAAGTTCGGCGAAATTCCTTCCTGGGTTAACTACGATCAGAACATTCTCGAAGTTCTCAGCGATATGCAGTCAGAAAATGGTGAGTGGTTCAAGCAGCGCCAGAATATTAACCGCGACATCAGGAACGAGACAGCATTTATTGAGGATATCGCCAAAGACATTCCCGAGCATTATCAAGCTGAGACCTGGGAAAATTACGATCTCGGCGCAGCATATAAGAAGCTCGAACAGATGAAGGAATTCAACAGTCGAATTGAGCGTGCGAAGCTTTTCCGCAGCAGCTATGATGCCAAGCTCAGGCAGCTGGAAGCCGACAAGATGATCTCTATTACATCAGAAGAAAAGGCTGTTGCTGCTGAGCGTGAGAACCTGCTTTCTAACATTGAGAGAATGAAAGCCGAAATCAAAGCCGCTGAGGAAAAGATAGCTGGCCTTGCAGGAAAGCTCGAAGACAAAAAGGCACTCGCTGAAAGCAAGTTCAATGAAGCCAAGACAAAGCTTGATGCAGATATGAGCGTCGCTGATGAATATCTCGATAAGCAGCCGCTCGATTGCACAGAGCTTCAGGCAGAGATCAGTAACGCTGAGACAATGAAGCGACACCTGAATGAATATAATCGTATGAAGTCGATGCAGGAAAAGCTCGAAAGGCTTCAGGAAGTATCCGCAGAGTATACCAAGAAGATAGAGCTTGCGAGAACACTCCCCGGCACTATTCTCGAAAATGCTCATATTCCAATCGATGGCCTTACAGTCAAGGACGGAATACCGCTTATCAACGGGCTTCCTGTGTCGAATCTTTCTGAGGGAGAGCAGCTCAGCCTCTGCGTAGATGTTGCCCTCTCTAAGCCGAACGGATTGCAGATCATACTTATTGACGGCACTGAGAAACTCACGTCTGAGAACCGTGAAAAGCTGTACAGCAAGTGCAGGGAGAAAGGAGTACAGTTCATAGCCACCAGAACAACTGATGATACGGAAATGAAGGTGACTTATCTTGAATAAGCATACTCTCACATCAGAAAACTACTTCTCTCCGGAGAACGAGCTGTTCTACATGGGCAGCTCACAGTTCAAGAACTTTCAGAAATGCGAGGCTGCCGCTCTGGCGGAGCTTCGCGGTGAGTATAAGCGTGAAGTCACGGATGCGCTGCTTGTCGGCTCTTATGTTGACTCTCATTTCGAGGGGACGCTCGATATCTTCAGGGCACAGCATCCAGAGATATTCAAGAAGGACGGCGAGCTGAAAGTCCAGTACAGGCAGGCTGAAAAGATGATCCAGAGGGCGGAACGCTCAGAACTGTTTATGCAGTTTATGTCCGGAGACAAGCAGGTCATTATGATCGGTGAGATTGCCGGAGTTCCGTTCAAGATCAAGATAGACAGCTATTGCGCCGATAAGGCGATCGTCGACCTCAAGACTATCAAGGACTTCCAGCTCATTTGGAGTCCTGAAAAGAAACAGCGTCAGCACTTCATCAACTACTGGGGATATGATATCCAGGGTGCGATATATCGTGAAATAGTCCGGCAGAATACCGGGAAGACGCTGCCGTTCTACATAGCAGCTGTCACAAAAGAAGCTGAGCCGGATCTTGATGTGCTCTGGGTGCCGGACGACGATCTTGACAGCGCTCTCGAAATCGTGACAAGCCTTGCGCCGAGATTTCAGAAGCTGAAAAGCCGGGAGCTACAGCCTCAGCGCTGCGGACATTGTGATTACTGCCGGTTCACAAAGGTATTGACTGCACCGAGGAACTATCACGAGGACTGCGAGGTGTACGAGGTTGAGTAATGACGAGAAGAAGGAATTTCTGAAAAAGGTCACTGTCATTGCTGACAGCCGTGAGCAGAAGAACCAGCATATAATTGATGCTTTCAGTGCTCTGGGTATCATGTCCGAGAGCCGGAAGCTTGATTATGGAGACTACAGCTTTACTATTGACGGAAAGGACTTTTCACGTTCCTGTGTGATCGAGCGCAAGGCTGACATCGACGAACTTTACGGCAACCTCACAGCTGATCGTGAGCGCATAGAAAAGGAATTTGATACCATCTCGAAAAACGCCCGGCAATGTACGCTGCTGCTTGAAAACTGCTCAGGCTGGGAATATCTCAAAGGCTATCAGATATCTGATGCAGCAGCCGAAAAGCAGAACCGGAAAGTGAAGAATATCGGAGCAACGGTCTACTCGACGATACAGGCATGGCAGTGCGGGAACAGGTACAATTTCAATGTGATCTTCACTCCAGACCGGGAGCGTTCGGCTCTGAAGATCCTGGAAGTATTCTATTACTACTACCACAACTACAGGAAAATGACAGCGCCGAGAAGGTGAACCTATGGGAAAGAAATTGTCATGGGAGACCGCAGAGCAGCTCGGAGCACTGAATAATCATAACGGCTCGATCTATGCTTCGCATAACAAATACGGCTACAAGCTGAACGTTAATCATCCGGATATTCGTCCGTTGTATGAGCATTACAAGCGCAGGATAGGTGCAGTGATACTCTCTGACAGCGAGCGGTTCCGGTTTGAGGCAGCAGTGATGAAAATGATAGGAAGGAGGAAAACGAGTGAACAAAGTGATACTGACGGGCAGGCTGACAGCTGATCCTGTACTGAGGCAGACTCAGAGTGGAGTTTCATCATGCAGGTTCAATGTAGCAGTAGACAGAAGATTCGCAGACAAGAATACCGGCGAGCGGCAGGCGGATTTCATCACCTGTGTTGCCTGGAGACAGACTGCGGAATTCGTTTCGCGCTACTTCAGCAAGGGCAAGATGATCGCGCTGGAAGGCAGTCTGCGCACCGGCAGCTACACCGACAAGAACCATTCAGATGTGACACATTATACCACAGAAGTCTATGTTGACAATGTGGAATTCTGCGGCGGAAAGAATGACAGCAGCAGTAATACTCAGAATACGCAGAATACGCAGACCGCACAGTCTGCGGCTCAGCCGGCAGGTGATGATTCCGGTCTTTCATACGGCAATCTCAGCGAGTTCGATGAGATCCTCTCGGACGGGGATGTGCCGTTCTGAAGAATAACTAAGGAGGAAAATAACAATGATCGAAACAAAAAGTATTCTTGAAATGGCACAGGGAGCCATTATGGAACAGGTCAATGCAGAGGTAGGGAAGATCGTAGATAATATCCTGGACGTCAATACAGAAGCCAAGAAAAAGCGCACACTTACTCTGACCGTTGATTTTATTCCGAATATCGACCGTTCACAGGTCGGTATAATCGCTACAGCTAAAAGCAAGCTGCTGCCGAATAATTCAATTCAGACAACGCTCTATGTTGGTGCTGACAGCGTTACTGGTGAAATACAGGCAGTCGAAATGGTGCCGCAGATACCTGGGCAGCAGAGTTTCGACGGAAGTGTTCAGGATGAACCCAAAATACTTAAGATCGCAGGAGGAATGTGATAATGGACAGAACAGCTATTGAAAAGATAGAGGAACTTTGTGAACCTCATATCATAGGGGAATACGGCTATGAATACTGCGACAAAGAGTTAAAAGTCGTAAAGACTCCGAAGGCGGAAACTATTCGTCTGCACACACTCTCAGGTCTGGTGCAGGTGCTCAGAAAGGAACGCATCAATTTTGACGCCCCTGTTATCGTTAATGTCGACTGCGAGGAATATGTCAGGGTTTATTCAGCTATTGATAACGTTGATCGCGGTCGCGAGATGCCTTATGACGTTACAGCTGAGCTCATTGAGATTCCGTTCAATCGTCGTCTTGACTACGAAACGATGATGATAACTCTGAAATCAAAGTTCGTAGAAACGCCTGAGCTTCTGGAGCTTGTCAAGCTTCTTGGAACTATCACTGAAGAGAACAGTGCGACTGCCTCTGATGATGGCTTTACTCAGTCGGTAATAGTTCGCAAGGGCATCGCCATGAAGGAAGGCAAGGCGGTAAAGCCGATCGTTAAGCTCAAGCCTTACCGCACATTTAATGAAGTAGAACAGCCGGAAAGTGAGTTCCTCGTAAGGCTCTCGGACGGCGCTCAGGTAGCTCTCTACGAGGCTGACGGCGGTGCGTGGAAACTTCAGGCGCGTAAGAACGTAGCAGATTATCTCAGGAAAGAGCTTGCTCCTCTTATCGAGAGCGGCGAGATCATTGTAGTGGAATAATTATTCTCCCTTGGGGCGGCGCTGTCCGCCCTCAAGGGTAGTATAACGGAGGAAAATATGGCAAGAAAACCCAAGCGAAGCATAGACTTTGCAGGGTGGAGAACTGATATTTTCGAGAACGACACTAAAATTGACACGCTTATCGAGGCACAAGGTTGGATTGGGTTTGCGATTTATTTTTACCTTTGCCAGAAAGCTTATGCTTCTGACGGATATTTTTACAGGTGGAGCTATGCCAATGCGGCTACTACGGCGCGTAGAATGGGCGGTGGCATCGGGTCCGAGACGATCAGGCAGGTTGTCGGTCTCTGCTTACAGATTGGGCTCTTTGATAAGAGGCTGTTTGATAGGGAGAGTATTCTAACCAGTAAAGGTATCCAGCGTCACTATATAATTGCCATTCAGAAGCGGGCATTCAAAGAAGTTGAAGAAAAACTCTGGCTTTTAAACGAAGAAGAGAGCGAGAGTGTTATTGTTGTACCCGAAAACAGTGATTCTCTCCCCGAGAACGGCGATTCTCTCCCCGAGAATACAACAAAGGAAAGTAAAGTAAAGGAAAGTAAAGGAAAGGAAAGTAAAGAAGAGGAAACGGCTGCGCCGTCTCACACTCCCTCCGCCCACGACACACTTGTCTATGATTATGGTATTGAGAACGTCGAAAGATATACTGAGCGCGTACGGTCATGGTATGCAGAAAAGGGAAAGCAGCTCTCGGATCCTGATGCAACAGTGCGCAAATGGTTGGAGCAGGATGGTGTTCCTAAGATCGATCACAGCATTGACAAGTACAAGGGTGTTATCAACAGATTCTGAAAGGAGAAAACACAATGAAAGAACTGCTCATAAAAGCCGCTGAGACCATCCAGCGTCTGGGAGCAGCAGCTCAGGACTGCAAGAGCTGCGCGAGACTGCCGCTCTGCAATGCCTATCAGGACGGCGACGGCTTCGGGAACTGCGACTACAAGTGGATACATGAAGACGAAGTAAGGAGGCTGACTGATGAGACGTGAAAGCATCTGCTCTCAGCAAATACACTGCCTGAGCTGTCCTTTGTCTGTGCTGCGTACAGGAAAGGACTGCCGGGAGCTGAGCATGCAGGAAATACGAGAGATCATGAAGGAGGTAAGAGAAAGTGACACGCTTGCAGGAAGTAGAAAAGCTGATTGATGAGAATCTTGCACTGATTACACAGTACACAAAGAGAGCCGCCGAGTTAATAGGATCTGTTAGGCAGCTCGAAAAAGAAAGGGACAGACTGATGAAGAAAAACAAGGGCATCGAGATTGTGCGATGCAAAGATTGTGTAAAGCTCAACCGTTACGACTGCCCTATGTGTTACATAGAAAATAAGACATTGCAGTTTGCTGAGGTCAAGCCGAATTTTTATTGCGGTAAAGGCAGTCTTAGTGAGGAGGTAAGAGAAAATGAGTGACACCGACATGCTTTACATGGCGAGCCTGCAAAAGAGGCTCGATGCAGCAGAAGAGGAGAACCGGAAGCTGAAGGAGCTGCTGCGTGACATTCAGCCGCTCATAACCGGGGCGCTGTATGTGAACTACAAGCAGACCAAGGCAGCGGACGAGGTCTACGACAGGATAGTGAAGGCGCTGGGAGAGAAGCGATGACGGAGACCGAACTGACCACAAGGCACTGGCTGAACCGTGCCTTCTATGCGGACAAGAAAGCAAAGGCACTGGAAATGCTCGTCAGGCAGTGCAGAGAGCGCGCTGAGGGACTTTCACGATGCTCGGAGGGTAATGACAAGGGCAGGAGCGACGGCGCTGAAAACGGCACGGAAAACGCTCTCATGAAGCTTGCGGAAATGGAGAGAAAAGCGGATGCTCAGAGAGTCGAAGCAGTGAACGTCTCGGCAGAGATACAGGCGATCATTTCAGAACTGCACGACGATGACCTTGAAGCTGTTCTGATACATCGATATCTTCTGTTCAAAACTGTAGAACAGACAGCCGAAAGCATAGGGTATGATCCGCGGACGGTGATGAGAAAAATTAAGAAGGCAATTGAAAAGTTGTCACCAAATGTCATTGAATGTCACCCCGTAGATATGATATAGTGTATACATAGAGATCAGGCAAAGAGCCGGGAGTTACGGAATTTCCTCCCGCTCAGCCTGTTCTCTGTCTCCTTTCTTTTGTTCTACACATCATGATCTTATTTTATCTGCCGTCACCGGCAGACCTTTGGCAGGTTGGAACAGCGGCAGTTCGCAAGGCTCATAACCTTGAGGTCGTGGGTTCGAGTCCCACACCTGCAACCAGCATCAGACATAGAAACTATATCTTCCTAACAGAGTACCGTTCCTTTTGGAGCGGTATTTCTGTTATAAAACACGGAGGGATCAGATGGACATTAACAAATGCACCTGCGGAGGACGTGCAGAGTTGAAACGTGAGTGCATGAAAAACAGCGTGAGCATGAAAATTGAGTGCATTTCCTGCGGACGAAGCGGGAGAACAGTCACTCTCACTGCCACAGGTCCGATACCAGAAGCGATGCTCGACAGATTCGCTGAGCAGCTGACAGCAGACTGGAACGCCGGCAGATGAAGAAGGCATGTCCGTACTGCGGAGGCATCCACAGCAGAGGCGAAGTCTGCACGCAAAAGCCGGCAGAGAAGAACGCTTCATCCGGCGCAGATGTGTTCCGCAGCAGCTATGAGTGGAAGGAAAAGCGTGGATACATCATGCGTCGTGATAAGTATCTCTGTCAGGCGTGTCTTCACGGTATAAGCGGAAAGATCCGGCTCTGCAATGAGGAACTGTCAGTGCATCATATACGACCGCTGAAAACTAACTTTGAGTTGCGTTTAGATGAAAAAAACCTGATAACTTTATGCCGTTTTCATCACGAAAAGGCAGAAAGCGGAGAAATTTCTGCGGAAAATTTGTTAAAAATCTTGTAAAATATCCCCCCGGAGGTCAGATTTTTTTTGAAATGCTCCGGACATCCAC